AACGCAATAAGATAAAAAACGATGTAATTAAACAGATTAGACTGTTACTTGGTGACGGGATGGTCGATATTGAATTAGACCCAGAACACTACGACCTTGCAATCGATATTTCATTAGACAAGATTAGACAACGTTCTGAAAACGCAGTTGAAGAAGATATGTATACTATCGAACTTAAAAAAGATGTCGATGAGTATTCTCTTCCCGCAGAAATAACAGAAGTAAAGAAAATTTGGCATCGTTCATTCGGTCATGGTATATCTACTGGTGTTGATATGGACCCATTTGAATTAGCATATGCGAATTCATATTTCTTTATGAACAATCACGTTGGTGGTATATCAACATACGAACTATTCTCTCAGTACCGTGAAACTCTAAACAGAGTTGCGGCAACTGACATACAATTCATTTGGAATCCAAACACTCATAAGATGAAACTTTTAAGAAAAATGAGAGCAGATGAAGTTGTTCTACTTCATGTATACTTAGAACGTCCAGATGACCAACTACTAACAGACCCATATCTAAAATCATGGATGAGAGATTACTCACTAGCATACTGTAAAAGAATGATTGGCGAGGCTCGTTCTAAATTTGCTACACTACCAGGCGCACAAGGCGGAGTTCAATTGAACGGTGATGCCTTAAAAGCAGACGCAATGGCAGATATAGAGAAATTAGAAACTGAATTGAAACTATATATCGATGGTTCAGCACCGTTAGGTGTTATGATTGGCTAAGCATGGCTCTTATAAAAACGCCAGGTCAAAGTGTCTGTAAATATAACAAACACAACTTCTGTATCGGATGTAAACGTCACATGAATGAAATATTAGACTGGCTTGATTACACTGACGATATGAGAGAAGCCATAATGAAAGACTTAAAAGACCGAGATATTAATTCAGAAAAAGGTTGACATTCAGTCAATTATTGTAGTATAATAAACCTATTAAGTATGGAAATAACCAAATGATAATAGGTATTACAGGACTAATCAGTTCAGGCAAAGGCACAGTTGCCGACATTCTAGTAAACGAACACAATTTCACTAAGTTAAGTTTTGCAGATAAACTCAAAGATGGTGTTGCTACTATATTTGGTTGGGACCGTGCTATGTTAGAGGGAGATATAACAGAAAGCAGAAACTGGCGTGAAACTGTTGATGAGTTTTGGACTAGAGAAACTGGCAGAGAAATAACACCCAGATTAGTTCTACAAGAGTTTGGCACTGATTGTATGCGTAATGGTTTCTATGACGGTGTTTGGGTTAGTCTAGTCAAACAAGAAATTATCAATAATCCTCAAAACAATTACATCATTCCTGATGTACGATTTCCTAATGAAATACAAATTATAAAATCTCTCGATGGTGAGATTTGGAATGTTAGACGAGGTGAATTACCAGATTGGTGGGGATATGCCATACAAGATAATAATAATTCTGATTCGACACTAATGAAAGACTATCATCCTGAAATTCATCAGAGTGAATGGAGATGGATAGAAAAGGATGAGCAGTTCGATAGAATAATTCAAAATGACGATACAGTCAAGACTCTATATAGTAAAATTTCAGACACGTTGTCTACGTAGTTAACCCCAAAAACAGTGTTTTTTCTTGATTTTGACTAAATACAACTAGTAAAACGGGTTTATTCAGATTAAATAACAAGGAGAAAATACTATGGCTACATTAGTATCACCAGGTGTATCAGTAACAGTTAGTGACGAGTCGCAATATGCGGCAGCCACACAAGGTACCCTACCATTATTAGTTATTGCTACGGCAAGTAACAAATCAGATGCATCGGGGAGTGCAACGGCCTCTGGAACAGTTCCAGCAAATGCCGGTGTTGCCTTTCTAGTATCATCACAGAGAGAGTTAGTCGAAACATTCGGCGAACCAAATTTTTATGAAGTTGGCGGTTCAGTTGTACAAGGTGCTGAAACAAGCGAATACGGATTATTGGCAGCATATCAATATCTAGGAGTATCAAACAATGCTTACGTTATTCGTGCAGATGTCGATTTAGCAGAACTAGAATCATCTTCAACAGAACCAGCAGGCGTTATCACAAACGGAACGCACTGGCACGATACATCAAAAACAGATTTCGGACTATTCAAATGGGATGGTTCAGCATGGGCTTCAGCATCAGTATTAGTTTCTGATGGCGAACCAGCATCCACTGTTGGCAATGCGGGCGAATACGCAGTTGATTCGTCTACTAATCCTGTCACATACCATGAAAAAGTTAGTACTTCTTGGATTCAGATGGGCGACACGGGTTCAGCAGACTTTCAATTTTCAATGTTTGATCCTGCATTAAATTCAACAGGCGCGGCACTAGTGTCGGGTGATTTATATGTGCGTACGACATTACAAGGTGGCGGATTAGACGTAGATTTATCGTCTTATAGTTCTACATCAGGATTGTTTACTTCAATACAAGCACCAATTTACGCATCAGATGATTTAGCATCAGCGGCGTTGTCTACAGTAGGTGATGTTTATACTAAACCTCACGCAACACTTGGCTCTTGGGAATTAAGACGCCATACAGGTGCGCCTACATCAGTTCTTACTTCGGGAGCAATTCCGAATGTCAACGATATTGATGTCGATTTTGTACTTGAAGGTGTTAGTTTAACGTTTGCATCGGGCACAGGATTAAATACAATAGTTACAAATTGTCAATCAAACGCGGCATTAAATGCTTTAAATGTTAGTGTTGAAAAAGTTGGAACAAATAAAATTCGTTTCATTAAGACAGACGGTCTTGAACTTAACTTAGAAATCTCATCAGGCCACGCGGCATTAGGTTTCTCAGCGGCTTCAAATACAGCATCAGTTTGGGAATCATTAGTTTATCAAGCAAGTGCAACACAAATTACGGGTACAATCGCAGAAGGTACTCTATGGTATAATTCAACTCTAAATGTTGAGATTCTAAAGAATACAAACGATAGTGGAAACATGGTATGGGAGAGATATGCATGGTCAGAAGATGTAGACGGCGAGCAACCAAGTGAATTACAACTAGTTACAGGTGCTCCAACAAAACGTAAAGATGGTACAACTGCTCTAGCAACAGGTGACATTTGGGTTGACGGCGATTCAGTTCCTTATCCAACAGTATATCGTTGGTCAGGTTCAGCATGGGTCAAATTAGACAATGCTGACCAATCATCTACTAATGGACTAGTGTTCAGTCACTATTCACACGATGCACCAACAGGTGATGCAGTTGATCCGAGAACAGTACACGCATCAGCGGCCAATCCAGATTTACATCCGGCAGGCATATTGATGATTAACATGGACTACACTACTTACAACGTTAAGACACATACTGGCGGTAAGTGGGAATGGGCTTCAGGTGTAAATACTGACGGTTCAGGCAAGTTCGGCGGTGATGCTCAACGACACATAGTTGTCGAAGCAATGCAGGCAGCAATTTCTTCAAACGATGGAATTCGTTCAGAAGCAGTTTATTTCAATCTAATCTCGGCTCCAGGATACTTCGAGTTAATGGACGAGATGATTACATTGAATAAAGACAAGAAAGAAATCGCATTTGTAGTTGGTGATTGTCCATTGACATTAGAATCAGATTCAACATCAATGAAAGCATGGGGAACAGCAAATGTTCCAGCAGAAACTTACGCGGCAATTTATTACCCACACGGCTTGTCAAGTGACTTGTCAGGTAATGATGTAGTTATACCTTCATCAGCAGTTGCTCTAAGAACTATTGCATTCTCAGACCAGGTTTCATACCCATGGTTTGCTCCAGCAGGTCTTACTCGTGGTGTAGTTTCAAACGCATCACAAGTTGGTTATGTAAATTCAGAAGATGAGTTTGTTAAAGTACAATTGAGTGAAGGTCAACGTGATGTTCTTTACGGACAACGTATGAATCCAATCGTAGACTTCCCATCAACAGGAATGGCAGTATATGGACAGAAGACTACACAAGCAACATCAAGTGCTTTAGATAGAGTTAATGTTGCACGTTTAGTTAATTATATGCGTCACAACTTAGACCAGTTATCTCGTGGATTCTTGTTCGAGGTAAACGATAAGATTACTCGTGACAATATGAGAGATGCGGTAGAACGTTTCTGTGGCAATCTTGTTACACAAAGAGGTTTATATGACTTCTTAGTAGTGTGTGACGATTCAAATAACACACCAGCAAGAATTGATAGAAATGAACTATGGGTAGACGTAGCAATTCAACCAGCGAAATCTGTTGAATTTATTTACATCCCACTACGCATTCGTAACACTGGCGAAACATTAGCATAATATAAACTAGAGAGTTTAGTTTAAAACCCCTCCTCAGTGAGGGGTTTTTTATTGGGCGGCTATATGCTAACTGATAAATACAGTTATGAGAATTAATGAAGTCATATTACACGAAGAATTACTAGATGTAAAGTCTGTGATAAATTCGTCTATCAAAAAGTTAGATAAAGTTTTTAAGAGCAACAAACACGAACTAAGAATAGTTGGCGGTGCTGTTAGAGACCTTGCTTTAGACAAGACTCCAAAAGATATTGACTTGGCAACAGATGCCACACCAGATGAAATGATTGCTATACTTGATAAAGCAAACATCAAATATAAGCCGACGGGTTTAGAACACGGCACTATTACAGCAATCCTAGATAATGAACCATTTGAAATCACAACACTAAGAGCAGACACAGAAACAGATGGCAGACATGCTGAAGTAGAGTTTGTTCGTAGTTGGGAAGAAGATGCTAAACGTAGAGACTTAACATACAATGCTATGAGCATGGATATGGAAGGTAATGTATTTGATTACTTTAACGGAATGGACGACTTACAAGATAAAGTCAGTAACTTCGTGGGCGATGCAGATGAACGTATCAAAGAAGACTATCTAAGAATATTAAGATACTTCAGATTTCAAGGCAGACTATCAACACCAAGTTGGAATGAAGATACATTAAAAGCAATCAGTTCAAATGTAAAAGGTTTACAGAATATAAGTGCTGAACGTATATGGCAAGAAATGAGTAAAGTTCTTGCAGGTAATAATGTTGCTAACGTTTTAACTCATATGACTAAATCAGGTGTCAGTAAAGTTATAGGATTATCAACAAATGACTTGAACAAAGTAAAAGATAAAGGCAATCCTATTATCGCATTAGCACAAATGGGGAACACAACAGACATAGCAAAACGTTGGAGATTAAGTAACAACGAAGCAGTTCTGTTAGACTTTTTAGTTAAGAATAAAAACAATTCACTTGACCAAAAGAAAGTAGAAGATATGATTGCTGATGGAATTGATAAGAATTTAATTTCAGCACTAGTAACAATACAAGGCAAAGATTTAAATGTTGATGCTGAAGTTCCAGATTTTCCTATTACAGGAGCAGATTTAATCGCAAAAGGTATGAATCCTGGACCAGAAATGGGAGCAAAACTTAATTTATTAAAACAACAATGGAAGCAAAGTAACTTCACTGCTACTAAAGATGATTTGTTAAAAGAGAATTCAGACTTAGGCACACAAAGAGGTAGATTAGAATACTATCTAAAGAAACCAGTTGAAGATGGAATGTTAGTTCATTTATCGAGTTTAGGAAAGTTTCATAAAGATAACGACTCATTAGCAGATATAGTTCCAGAAAGAAATGGCACATATGCTTTACATCCTGATAAATGGGAAAGCACATTTTACAGTTTAACAAACAAAGATTTCAAAAAAATAGTTCATTACAAGCCAAGATTAATAAAAGCACCAACAAATATGATTGTTGCTGATATGGCTATAGCAAACAAATTTTATAGAACCGACAATCCAGAAGAGCAAGACCAACTTGCTAAAGAATACAAAGACAGTATAGGTAAAGATGTTTCTAGTATGAAAATGCCAGAAGTTATTATATCTACATCAGTAAATGAAGATGAGGTATTTGTTACACTTAAAAAAGATGATATAGTTGTAAAAGTTCCTAAAAGAAGAGTAGAATATTTTCTTGACAGACATTATAAAATTGTTGAAAAAATAACAAAAGATACACCAATGGGTGATGTTATTAAAGACTTTTATAAGAGTGATGCACCTCAGTTTAAAGGTAAAAGTAAAGCAAAGAAAAGACAAATGGCTATTGCGGCTAAACTATCTATGAACGAAGCAGTACATACATTTATGACAGGACATGATGTTACTTTTGGCGGTCAAAAGTATGATGAAATGGAAATTGAAGTGACTGGAGTTGATAATGCTAATAAAAAATATAACATTATGATACTTACTCCGAAAGAATTATTTGGTAAAACAGTTGCGGTCAGTTCTAGATATATGGAAAGAGGACCATGGACTAAGACTGAAACATCAAATGCATTTGAAGGAGAAAAAGATGCTCATTAGAGAGATTATTTAGAAACACAAGCA